GCTAAATAATTTGCCGGTTCGGGTTCATATGGATTACCGACCGGTCTTCTATCATTCGACTGAGTGACCTTCATCTTCGTCGTCACTCAGGAATGTCGCAGCTATGCCATGCTTCAAGATTTCACCTCGTTCATCCACATAGCTGCCGGCAGGAAGTATCCCGGCTTTACCGTACTTCTCCACCCAAATGGTGTTGAAGTCTTTCAATTCTGGATTCCTGCCCATCCTCGCGAATATTTCCTGGATCTGGGAGCGAGCGGTATCAAAACGCTCCTGTCCATGGTGGAACATCTCGGAGAGATATGAGTCAACGGACTGTTCTAACGCCGAAACCGGATCAAAGATCGGTTTCTTTACCCAATTGACTATATCTCCCACGATCGGGAGGGGTAGGGGAGCTAATAAAATATTAACTCCCTTATAACTATAAGGGCGGAACTCCCTCTTAAGGAAGGTGTTCCCGCCCTTGTCTAACTCTACAGTGATGCCAACAGACGCCATGCAATCGCGAAACTCCTCGTAGCTGTACGCTTTTCTGGAGCGCCTGGTGTCGTCACCATAAACGGTTAAATAATGTTCCCAAAAACCAACTAAAGTACTATACTTACGTAAATAACATAAACAATGGTAACAAATATTGGCTAAACTATTGATTCTATCAGTAGCGAAAGCTCCAGAAGGTGACCCACAATATACCTGGTAAACCAAATCACCAGCTACATGGTAGGCGTTCTTCAACTCCATTATCAGCGAGTTCACTACCATCTCGTACTCTTCGTCAACACACTTGTACCGGCGGCACCATGCTATTGCCACATCGCGAACAACATCTAACCATTCCGCATGGAATCCAGGTCCAAAGCCACTATAATCCTCATCAACAACTTCATCTGTTCCTCCATGTACTAATGCCCAATCTCCCGAATGGACATCAATACCAACTGCAATTTTGTTATTGATGGTGGTTATGGCGGCAAAGAATTCCATTAGGTACCGTCGCATGTCCAATGTGTGGTGTAATGGGGCACCATTTATCAATCGCGTATCTTTTCCCGGTTTCAACAACTCATCTTTTGGAAAGTCCATAAACGTCGTAGGTGGGAGGGTGGCTTGCTTCCTAAGAGCATTAGCTTTTGCATAATCATCAAAAGCCTTAGCGTCTATATGAATCTTGCCTCCCTCTTTATCTACTTGAATAATGTTCGACTTTTTCGTACCTTTCGGGTACTCATTACATAGGGGCCAACCAATACTTGTTTTCAACTTCATAGCACACATAAGTGGATGTCCGTCGACTCCAACAATGGCTTGCCCCAAGCTTAAAGGTTCCGAATTAGTAACGATGAGTGGCTTGGCCTGGGGGACAATCCGCTCCACTAAATAATCAC